GGTGGGCCATAAAAGTGGTATTCTTATAAGGACAAACAATGCTGAGAGATTGAGTTTCACGCAAATCAATTACAGTTGAATCAATATTTTGCCACAATTCTTCATTAATTTCAATTTGAGAAGCGGGAAGATCAGTTGGACTAATATACGCATGAGGAATGAAACCAAATTGGATTCTACCAGTATGAAACTTAGACATTACGAAGTTAATATCAAAAACTATTGAACCACGCCAGAAAGCATAAAGATCAGTTGAAACGGCAAGTTTAGTAGGAGCGAGAACGGAGAGGATCAGATCAGACTTCGCTATATTACCAGTAGATGGGCGGACCCACAATCTACCAGCACTCATTTGTCCAACAGTAAATTCATGATGAGCACAAAGGGATGGAGTTTGAAAGTACGGAATCATGTCATCATCTGTACCACCGGAGACCTCGACTTGCGTCTCAGTCAGAGCCTGTGGTCTAGCGATGCCAGGAGGGTGAGCAATATCATCAATGTAATCATTACGGGCAACAATTTGAGTCTTCGGAAAATGGGAATGATGTTCAGGACCGTTAGCTTCAGGGACTTCAGGGTCAGAAAGAAGGGGACGATTAACAAAAGAAACTGGAGGAGAGATTCGATTGTGAATAACATCAAAACTAGTAGGATAAAAGAGATCAAGGTCTTCAAGCCACATATAAACGGTATAATCACCGTCCACCAGAACGCTGGAGGCGCTCAAGATGCCAGCGATATCACAGATCCAGAAGCGACCCATCATATCGTAGGCATTGTAGTTTGAAGAGCTGACTCCGAGAAGAGTACCAGTATCAAGAAAACGAAGAGGATAATGCCACTGCACCTTGAATGTTGTTTCATTGGTTTCAGAAATATTGTGGACTACGTGAGGGGCATGAAAACTAGCGACAAGAGTATCCAGATCATTAGCAAACGAAGTTACATTGGTTGAAGGGAAAAAGGTATTGTCGGGATGGTTGTTAGTTGCATATGTATCAGTGGGGAGGTATGAGATTACACCAGCATAATTAGAAAACGGAGTGCAATTAGTAACAAACTTAAGACACAGAGTAAAACGGGCACCAGAGTAGCTGCGGAGCTTCTCTGACACCTGCGGGGAGGTGAAATATTGTCGAGGCCAGAGAGGAATAACACGTTCTGAGGGTTGGAATCTACCACGTTTAATAGCAAGGGGTCGAGCAAAAAACTTACGGAGGGAAGTCAAGGCAGCAGTGGAAGTATCTTCTTGGTTAGTAGAGACAACAGATTCAGATTGGACTTGTTCTCCAATGAAAGTGGTTGTTGACTGGTTGGTGGCGTTTGTGGCGCCCTCACCCTGAAACAGACCACTCCCATTAGGGGACGCGTCAGAAGAAAGAGCACCGGCAGCCAACTGCCCAGCGACCGCACCAAGTTCGGTTCCGAGACCTGGAGCAATCATTGAGCCGACAGCAGCACCGGCGGAAGGAAGAGATTCGATAGCAAGAGAGGAAATATTAGAAACAAGATCAGACATATTCGGGATCTACTTCAAAAATTAGCCAAACAAAGAAAAGATCACTACTTTGAGGGCATCATGACGGACTAGTAGCCTATTATTAAAATAAAAGAAAAGTTGGAGCACACACTAGTCAATAGAAAATAAAAATTTTCTCTCCAATCGTGATTCGCGAGAGTTTTCATACGTCAATTAAAAACAAACCATTCACACTTTTCTTTCGACACTTCAGATCTCGTCAAACATCCACCTACCCAATTCCACACACTGGTAGCGGTTCTGCTCCCAGGATGGAACAATGGGTGGGGCGATGTTGACTCGGGCGAAGGCGTGTCGGACCTTCTTCAGACACTCATCATACATACACTTATCATACAAAGACAATTCACGAAAAGTACATTCAACATTCAATTTCAGCGCCACACGCACTGGGAGCTTGTTTCGGAGCCAATTGAGATTTTCGGCTATCGAATCAAACTCCAAGCGACCGAGGTAACGCTGAGTAGAAAGACAAAAAGTGAAAGATCGTTTAAGAAACTGCACTTCAGAGAGAGGACGGGTGGTAAGATCTGTACGGGCGGATTTGAACTCGTCCGTATAGGTCATACCAAGGGATTCAGCAAAAGATTTGAAATGAGATTGATTGAAAGAATCACGGTAGGCGTTGGACACGCTGATAACATGGTCATCTCCCAAGCAAGTGGATCGCACGTGCTTGGAGAACTTTTGAAGGTCAAAAGCAGGCCCTTGACTTTGCCAGGCAAGGGTCTGGATGAGCATGTTAACAATCGAGTTCACACATTCGGTCAGGTAGGTGCCCGAGGGCATCGACTTGAGCCATTCGTACATCATGTCACCATACACGTGATTTGAGAAAGCAATGTCGTGAAAAAGAGTTTTCCTGGTCAGGGGGGTCACATATTCCCAGTACTCATCATCCGGGAAGGGGCGTTAGTCGTCATCGAGAGACAGTTCACACAAGGTGTACCATTCCTCGATGGCATCGTACGCCGCCCAGAGGAGTTCTGAGGACATTCCACCATCCCATCCACCAAAATCACCGGCTATCATATTATCGCCAACAGAAAGCAAGTGCATGGCAAGATGGGTCCATTCCATTCCATAGGGGTTGATTCCAGCAGCGGTTCCATTTGAGATTCTTCCAGCCATCTTAGCCAGAAGGAAGCGGCCAAAAGCAATTCTACAAGCGATAGTGAAAGCCATGGGAGAGCAATTTACAGTTCGAGTTTTCATTTCTTTTTGCACTTTTTCAATGGGGCGGGTTTCATCCTTCGCAAAATCCAACCAGAGCACTTTCGATCGTATGCCTCGAGAGGCATTCCTGAGGATGGTTTTCACCTCAGCGATCAGATCTTCCGAAACGAAAGCGTCAGAGGTTGGAGTCGCGTGACGAATCCAGGTTGTTTTTCCAGGGCAGCCAGGTTTCTTACGGAGGGTTGCAGGATAGCCAGGGGAGGTCGAGAGGGTCATTGAGGGAAAGAGGGGGTCATCAGGGTCACCATGAATTGCAG